CCGCCACAAGGCAATATGCCACCTGCATCTCCTCCTCAAGCTCCTATGCCACCGCAAGGAATGCCGCCTCGTCCTCCAATGGCAGCTCAGCAACCCGTAAATCCGCTTATGCTTAAAGCGGCGCATAATATTGGCTTTGCTATCGGCAAACATTTAAAAAACAATCTACGCACTCCTGCAGGTCAAGTTCATGGTAAGGGCGGTGGGCAAGATGACGCTGTTCCTGCACGATTATCACAAGGGGAGTTCATTACTCCGGCTGATGTGGTTGCGCATTTAGGCGATGGATCTTCCAATGAAGGAGCAAAGAAGCTAACGGAGATGAATAATCGTGTCCGGGCGCATAAAACTTCTAAGGGTAATAAGTTCCCACCGAAAGCAAAAAATCCGCTTTCCTACCTTAAAGGTAAAGCGTAATGAGTGGCGGCGGAAGTTCAGCACCAGCACAACCAGCAACTACTACCCAGATTCAGGACATTCCTGCATGGGAGCAAGGCTATGTTACTGATTTATTAGGACAGGCTGAAACAGTTGCTGCGCAGCCGTATCAACAATTTCCCGGCCAGCAAGTTGCAGGATTTACTAATGACCAGAACCAAGCATTTTCTAATATCGAGGGAATGAATGGTGCTATTCAGCCAACACAGAATGCGGCTCTATCACAGGCAGCGCAGGGAGCAAATAGTGTAAATAATATATATGGTGCTGGATCTGGAGATATTAACGCTGCATCTTCTTATAATCCATTAGCTGCGGTTGCTCCTTATCTTGGTGCAGCAACGCAATATAATTCAGCATCAGCAGCGCAACCGTGGTTAAATCAGGCTGCTGGTTATCAAAGTGCTTCTGCCAATACAGCTACTCCACAAGGCATACAAAGTTACTTATCTCCATATACCAATGATGTGGTTAATGGCATACAGAATGAAGCAAATCTTAATTGGAACCAGAATATAATGCCTGGTGTTAATAATGAGTTTGTTGGTTCTGGCCAGTATGGATCTGGTCGCAATGCACAGGTATTAGGACAGGATGCTGGTAACTTTCAAACAGGTCTTAGTTCTAATATTGCGAATGCGCTTGAATCTGGATACACAACTGCCGGCAATCAAGCCGCAACCCAAGCAAATCTGCTTAGCGGACTTGGAAATTCATCACTTACTGGCGCTAATGATGCAAGTAACGCACAAGGTGCACAGGTTAGTAATTTACTTAATCAGGCTAATGCCGCTGGTACAGCAACACAACAACAAGCAGGGAACTTACTTGGGCAAGGTAATGCACTTGGTAATTTGGCATCTACACAAGGTAGTCAGCAATTAAATGCGGCTACGAATCTGCAAAATCTTGCTAATTCACAGAATAGTAATGCCCTTACTAATAAGCAGTTGGACAGCAGCAGCAGCAGCTTAATCAGACTAATATTAACACGGCATTACAAAACTGGCAAAATCAGGTTAATTATCCTGCACAACAGACAGAATACCTTAATCAAATTATTCGTGGCCTTCCTGCTCCTACTGCCACCACATCATCTTCGCAAACTACACCGGCTTATTCTATATCTCCACTAACAGGTATAGGCGGTGCAGGAACTACTGCATTGGCGTTAAGTGGTGGAAACGGACAAAGCGTTAATGGGTTGTTATCACAAAAGAAGGGCGGATTAATTAAGGGATATGCTGAGGGAGGCCAAGTTGATAACGATAACGATTATGATTCCGAAGATCCTGAAAATCCACTTGATGCTATTAATACCCCTGATGATAATGAAATGGATGCCATTGCAGATACTCCGGTAGATAATAATGCATCTTCTGTACTTGATGTATATGGAAATAGCGATGATTCACCTCAAAATATAGCCGTTGCAAAAGCTACTTTAGGTCAAGGGTCATCGCCACAGGCTGCACCAACTAATCCATTGCCATCTTCACGTCCTACTGCTTCTGTAAAAAATCCGCTTGGCATTGATATGTCGGATTTAGATACTCCCGATTCTAAGCATAACAGTAAAAATCCAAATGAAACACCTTCAGGTGTAATAACCCAAAGTCAGATGCAGCAGAATCAATTACTGGCATTAGCTCGTGGTTTGCTTACACCATCATTAAGTGGCAGTTCGTGGGCTTCTTTAGGGCAAGGAATTGGTAATGCAGAAGATGTTATGGAAAAGCAGCAGAAATGGAATGCTCAGCAACAAATGCTACAATATGAAAAAGACCAGCAAAATAAGCGCCTAGCAATTGAGCAGCAAAGTGCCAACCAAAGAGGCCAGCATTATGCCAATATGGATGCTAACCGTGCTAGTGGAGGAAATGGTGGTGTTACACAGGGAATCATTAAAAACCTAATGGCTGAAAATCCTGACTTGTCTTATGAGGATGCGCTTGCTTTGGCTAAAGGCGGGAAAAATAATAATGATGACATGAATAATATTCGCAAAGAAACTCTTGCTCAAAATGCTTATAAAAATGGCATTCCTATTAAAGGAAATCCTAATCCCGGACTTGATGATTACCGGAAAATGTATGGTGTGAAAACACCTGCTGCCCCTCAGGTCAATGCTCCAACTCCTGCGGCAGGAAAGCCCACGCAGATGGATATAGATTATTTAAAGCAGAATCCCAGTATGGCATCGAAATTTGAAGGAAGGTTTGGAGCGGGTACGGCCTCACAATATCTTGGTAATTAATCATGGCAGATGCAATTCCAGATTGGGCACAAGATTCTGCACCGCAAACCGCATCTGTACCGGATTGGGCTAAAGATTCAGATGATACGAGTACGCCAGACTGGGCGCAAGATAGTCCGGCACCTACTACATCTCAACCTCCTGCATGGATTTCGGCTTTTAACGATAAGGCAAAATCCGTAGCGCAATCATTCAAGAATTATCAGGATGAAGCTGCTAAAGCGGTGCAGGATTCATTAGTTAATTCTGGAAAAGCGGCAGCATCAGATATCGCTTCTCTTATTCTCCCTGACCAGCAAGTGCAGGATTTGAAGGACGCAGGAGATATTGGTCAAACTCCAATAAAAGATAAAATTCTAGCTAGTGGTCAACCCTTAAGTTTAGCTGATAAAGCGCGAATTGGTATTGAAGGTGGACAGAATATATTAAGCCAATATGCGGGTATGGCATTTCCTTATATGGGATTAGCGGCACCTGCTTTTAATGCAACGGAAAACGCAACTTTAGGTGCACCAAATGAGAATGCCCCTTCTAACTGGAAGGACGTTACACGCGAAGGCCTTGATGAAGTAATGAATATGGTTGGGCTTGGTGTCGGGCCGCATATTGTTCGTGGTCTTACAGGTGAAGTGTTGCCCCCAGAAGTAGCTCCTCGTCCTGAACCATCACTTACATCCCCAGCAGAATTAGAAGCGCCAGCGGTAGATAATACCGCTCCACAGTCCCCGCCTATTGAGCCCGAAGCACCAGAAACGCCTACGGCACAAGAGCCAGAAGAACCTCAAGAATCTTCTGAGCCAGTTACTGATGTGGTCCCAGAAACACAAAATGTTCCAGATTGGGCGCAAGATACCAATACACAGGCACCACAATCAGAATTGCCTAAATTATATGTGCGTCCATCAGATTCTAAAGATTCATTTAATGTAGTGGATGAACAAGGCGACCATGTGCTTGGTGGATTTGATAGTCGTCAGGATGCAGAAGATTATATTGAATCTGCAAATGAGCCAGATATAGGACATGAGCCACCAGAATGGGCAACTGAAGTTATACCGGAATATAATACAGATTCGGGAACTGTTCCATCTGATAAATCACCTGTTGCGCAGGCAGTTAATGAAGCTGCTGCACAGGTAAATACTAATCCCACAGAAGCTCAAAAAGAAGCCGGCAATTATAAAAAGGGAAAGGTAGATATTCAGGGTCTGCCAATAACTATAGAAAATCCTCAAGGCTTAATTCGTAGCGGTATTGGTCCAGATGGGAAGCCATGGCAAGTACAAATGCCAAATCATTATGGCTATATCCGCAATACTGAAGGCATGGACGGAGAGCATGTTGATACATATATCGGCCCAAATCCTGAAAGCAAAAAGGCATTTATAGTAGACCAAATAGATGCAGACACAGGTGAGCCAGATGAACACAAGGTAATGCTTGGATATAATAATGTTAGCGAAGCGGCTACGCAGTATGAAAAGGCATTTTCTGACGGACGAGGAAGTCAAAGAATAGGCGGAATTACCACTACGGATATTGATGGCCTAAAGAATTGGCTTAAGACTAATGCGACAAAGAAACCTGCTACTGAGACATTCCCCATAGAGCAAACACCAGCAGGCGAGCAATCCGTTATACCTGGTGCAGAGAAAATATCTGATAGGGAATTAGCAGAGCGAAATATGCAGAAGCCTCTACAGAATAATGTAGTGCAAAAAGCTCCTGATGATGGGTTATTTGATATTGGTGCGCGCAACCAATTAGAATTACCTAATGCTATACGACCTATTGACAATAGAATTATTAAAGAAGAAACTACTTCAAAAGGAGAACAAAATGGACAATCACCCTCTCAAAATCAAGAGATTCAATACGGGCAGTCTAGTGTTTCACGAACCAATAATGGATCTACCTTATCATCCAACGAAACCGAGGCCGGCGGGGGAACAAGACCCCTTTATTCAGGCGATAAGGGAACACGAGGCGCGAAAATCTACGATACAATCGAATCAGCCAGGAAAGATGCCCAATCAGGGCAACTAAATCAAAGTTTAGATAAAGCAGCGCAATGTTATCAGACCGCGGGTCAAATTTCAGAATCTTATAAGAAGCCAACTATTATAGGAACTGTTGAAGGAAAGAATGGCAAAAGAATATATCATGCCGTTAATTCTATAGAAGAAGGTGGAAAAACCTACATATATGATGGAACTCTTGATAAATTATTTACGCCTGAAGTGTACAGCGAATATGCTAAATGGACTCCGGTTAAAGAGCTAACCCCTGCTGAAGTAACTGCGCATGGAATGCGATTTGGTAAATGGCCAGCCCCCAATGATTTGGGATTGCCTGCTGCAAATACTGTAAAATATACAAAACAGGAAGCAATACCTACTCAAGACAATGTTTCTAAAGCTATTAGAAAAGGTATAATTCCTCCTGCTAAAATGGGTAAACCAACAAGTCTTTATTCATTCCTTCGTAATAATGGAGGATTAAAAGACGAAGGCGGTGATGTTGCCGCAATGGGACATAAAGATCTTATTAAGCCAAATGGCATGACATATGACAGAGCAACGGAACTTGCACATGAATACGGTTACTTTCCTTCTAGGCCATCCATTGAAGATTTGAAGGCTACATTAGCAGAGCATAATGGCGGCAAAGCCGTTACGAGCGCGCAGGATATTGAGCGCGTAATAAGGCAGCAAGAACGTGCACAGCAGAAGGGCAGGGATGACCCTGCTTATGTTGAATATTATGCCTCCAATCTTGGAATTGATACCGAAGGAAAAACTACCTCTCAGTTGAAAAAGGCCATTATAGAACTGGTAGGTAATGAAAGCGGTTCATTGCCACGCAAAGACTATCAACGCGCTGGATTAGATGGAGCAAAAAAACCAACTGAATGGGCATTAAAAAAGCCAATAGAAACTATTGAAAAAGTCACTGGTAAACTAACTGGAGATGCTTTTCAGAAGATAGGTGATGCATATGTTAAAGTTATAGCACCTGAGCTTGTAAGCAAAAAAGCGCTTCGTGCAGATGCCTATATGGCAAAGAATAAGGCCATAGTCGCTGAAGCTCGTAATGCGCTTTATAAGCAATCAGCAGCAGCCGAAAGAGCCTGGGATAGAGCAACTAATGAAGAAAGAGAAAACTTCTTAGAGGCGCAAGATACAGGTAATTACGTCAATAATGACCCAAATAATCCTGCCCATATGCGCTATAAAGCATTAACTGATGCAACATTTAGAGCAGAAAAAGAAGCTACTGGCGGCGACCCTACAAAGGGATACCGCGATAGTTATTTTCCGCGTATATGGGAAAAACCAGAAGAGGTGAAGGCATATCTTACAAGCCCTGCTATGATAAAGAAGTATGGGCCGGGATGGTTTAATAAGGCCCGTCAATTTGATTTGTACCGAGAAGCTAAACAGGCTGGATTCAAGCTGATATCTAATAATCCTGAAACATTGCTACAGAATCGCCTTATGGCTGGTCAGGATATGATTGCGCGTATGAGTCTGTTGCATGATTTGGAAGGTGATGGGCTGGCAACTCCGGCAAGGGCATTTTCTATTGATAAGCGCATTGCAAAAACAGAAGCGGCAATTGCTGATGCACGTACCAAATATAAAGCTGCATTAGATAAAATAAATGACCCAAAACAAATGCGATGGGACTTCGCTGACCCCGCTGTAAATAAATATATGAAAAGCTTAAAAGAAAGAGGCGATAAACTAAATACAAAGCTTGCTGAGTATAAGCAGGAAAAAGAACAATATAAACTTCCTCCTGAAACTCTCACAGGTTTAAAAGAAAATGGATTTAAGATAATCGGCCCTGATGATAAAGTATGGCACCTAGATAATGATATGATTCCTTTATGGAAAAATGTCATGGATTCGAGAGGGCTATGGGAAAATAAAGGACTTACTGGTAGCGCATACCGTGGCTGGCAAGCGCTTAGAAATACATGGGTTCCTATCAAACTAGGATTATCGTTATTCCATCCTCTGCACGTTGCAACTATTCATGTAGCAACTGGCTTAGCATCGGCAGCAGAGAATCTAGCGCGTGGCGGAAAATTAGCTGATAGCATTAAAGATATAGCTAAATCTCTGAAAATGGGATTCGGCCTTAAATCCGGTATTGGCATGGGGCGCAATGGAAAGCTATTTAATGGCAATCCGGCTATTGATGCATGGAATAAACCAGCTTCAGAAAGAACAGTGGCAGAACAGCAAATCGTTGATACCATGAATGAAGGCGGCTTTGTTCCTGCCATGTCTGAGCGAGATATTATTCATTTTAGACGTAGCTTTGAAAATGCATTACATGGAAATTTATTGCAAAAGACAGTAGTAATGCCAATTAAAGGCGCTCAAGGTATATTGAGGGCAGTTAGTGCTCCTATATTTGAACACTGGATCCCAGCGTTAAAAACCGAAGCATATTTAATGCGGGCGCGTAATGCCATAGCTCGTGATCCGTCACTTGCCAATGATGCGGGGCGTCGTAATGAAGTATTACGTCAAATTGCTAAGGATGTAGACCGTACCTATGGCGAAATGAATTATGATACGCTTTTCTGGAATAAAGCAGTTAGGGACGCATTTAATGGATCTTTCCTATCAGGCGGCTGGAAATTAGCACAATTATATTATGCTAGAGGATTAGCCGCACCATTTAAGGCTGCATATAAATTTGCCAAAACAGGGGAATTTAATCCTAAAGATATTTCCTATAACATGATGTTTTCTTATATTTACGGTGCAATGGGACTTATTCTTGGTGCAGCATTTACCAAAATGATGGGTGGTAGTGTTAATTCACTTGCCGATATGGTTTTCCCACAAACAGGCGAAAAGGATAAGGATGGTAAGCCTATCCGCGTTTCGTTGCCGTTTTTCAACAAGGAATTTTTCTCATTAAGCAAGGATATAAATACAAAGGGATTAATTGGTGGTAGTGCCGCTTTTGCTTATGACCAAACGCTTTATAAGAGTATTGTGGATACCCTAAGCAATAAAGATTATATAGGCAGGCCATTAATATCCATTCCATCTGATTTAAATCAGTGGGCGCATCAGGCATGGGAAACAGTTAAGCCTATTACAATGGAAAGTTATGAAAAGGCAGAACAGAAGGGCAGTAAGTTTGGACAGAAATCTGCTGCGCTTGGAATAGGTCTAGCTCCTGCATATGCTGGCCAAACTCCATTTGAACAAAAAGTGCTTTATGCATATAGCCAAGAAAATCCCCCAAAAGGAGATTCATATACTGCAAGTTTAAAGAGTGATTATCGTTCTGCTATGGCTGCGGGTGATGAAAAGAAAATGACATCCTTAAGACAGGAAATGCAAAAAGAGGGAATGACTGGTGCGCAAATAGGCGCATTGAATAGAAACTATAATCAGCCATTTGTGGATCATGCATGGAAAATGTTGCCAGCAGCCGAACAGCATAGATTAATTGAATCCGCCACTGATGCGGAAAAGACAAAATATAGATTAAAGCCGATGGTTAAAGAGGCTGATTAGCTATTTACCCTTAACCTTATTCAGCTTAGGATTTGCTTTATGTGCTTTTGCACTAGCGTTTCTTGCACTAGCAGCCACGATTGCAGATGCGCGTTCTTTACTAAGGCCTTCTTTCTTTGCCACTTTTGCAGCAACAGCTTTAAATCCTGGATGAGCTTTTGACATAATAACTCCTTAATTAGTTACTAATCGCTTATCATAAAAATTTCGTAAGCGCAACTTCCTTGCGTTTCTAAGTATTTTATGCCATTATATTTGCATCCAGTAGCGCGGCAATGTCATGCGCTCGTAAAAGTTATTATTACGAGCAATATACATGACCACTTCCGGCACGGTAAATCAGACTATATTCCAAGTCGTTGACCTAATTGAGATGGCAGCGCGTCGTTGTGGCATATTGCCTGGACGCTTAAGCGCTGAAGAAGTGTTGGATTCACGTTCCGAATTAAGCATGATGTTGAATGCACTTGTGCAGGAAGGCACACCGCTCTGGACTGTCAATAAGCAAATTTACGGCCTTAATATTAATCAGAATTTATTGCAATTCACACCTGATACGGTCGATTTGCAGAATGTTCTTTATCGTTTCAATAATCTTCCATCTGGCGGTATTCCCGCAGCAAGCAGTGGCAATGCAGCAAATGCATTTGACCAGAATTTAACTACTGCATGCACTCAAACGGCTCCCAACGGAAACATATCTTATAATTTTACCACTCCCACCACGATTGTAACGGCTGGGATGCTTATGAATAGCACGCAAACGCTCAATCCAATATATGAATATTCAGTTGATGGAGTTACTTGGGTAACGTCAATTCCAACTGCTTCTTCCCCTTCTGTATTTACAAAAGGTCAATGGTATTGGCAGGATGTTTCATTTCCGCAAACAGCACAATATTACCGTGTACGAGAAACATCTGGTGGCACATTAGATTCCATTGAAATGGTGTTTGGCACAAATGCAAATGAGATAATTATATCTCGTTTAAACAAAGACGATTATCAAAATCTTCCTTTCAAAAATCAGAATGGCCGACCATTACAATATTGGTTTGATCGCCAGATTATTCCTCAGGCATGGTTCTGGCCTGCAAGCATGTATTCATTCAATAGTATTGTAGTATGGCGCAGGCGCGTATTGCAGGATGTAGGCACGTTTACAGATACGTTAGAATTTCCCGATAGATGGCTTGATACGGTCGTATTTTCCCTTGCTTCACGCATGATTTATATTCTGCCGGGTGCTGATTTAAGCAGGGCACCAATGCTTGAACAGAAGGCAGCACAAGCTAGACAGCTAGCTTGGACGGAAGAGCGCGATAACAGCCCGCTTTTTTACAGCCCAATGATTAGTGGGTACACGCATCAATCTTATGGAGGTAGTGGAAGATGTTAGCTCCTAAATTAGTTGTAAATAAATCAGTAAAATATGCAAGATGGAATCCAGTCCCAAAAGAATTGGAACAACAAGTCATCACTTATTATTTGGCAGGTGGTTCTGCAAGTTCAGCTAGTAAGAAATTTGGTGTTTGTGCGCAGAAAATTTTAGAACGAAATAATATTTCCACTCGTTCAAAAAAAGAGTGGGATCTAAGAAATAAAAATAAAGAGCAAGAAATTATTTTTCTTTATTTATCTGGAAAATCTGTTGCTCAGATTATGAAAATCATAAAACTGGGCGAGAAAGCAATAGATAATTGCTTGGCTAGAAACAATATTAAAAAGCGTACTGGTAAAGAATATCTTCCTAAATCATCAGGCAAGGAGAGCGAAATTATTTCTATGTATCAAAGCGGTATATCCGCCTCAGATACTGGGAAGGTTTTTGATATTTGTGAGGCTACTGTACTTTATGTGCTGAAGAAAAACAAGGTACAGATTAGACCATGTGGAATTAGTAAAAATACAAAAGCACGTGGTAGTAAAAACGGTATTTCTCGTACAAAAGAATATCAGAATGAAAAAACAAAAAATAACCGTAAAAAATGGAAAAAAGAGAAACCGCTTTACGGAATAATGATGTCTTTGAGAAGTCGGATCTCGTCATATTTTAGTCGTTCGAAATTCTGTACTACCAATAATATAACGAAATATAATAGCACTCTAACATTATTAGGCGCAGATAAAAATACAATATTCAAGCACATTGAAGCTCAATTTACAGACGGTATGACATGGGAAAATCATGCAAGAAATGGATGGCATATTGACCATAAAATACCTCTTTGTTCTGCCAAAACAGAAGAAGAAATAATCAAATTACTTCATTACACAAATTTACAACCTCTCTGGGCAACTGATAACCATAAAAAGGGAGGAAAGCTATGCTAGCGTCAGGCAGAGCCTCCATCGCCATATGCGATAGATGCTGTTTTAAGGTGCAATATCAGGTGCTTAGGTCTGACCCAAATTATAAAGGTTTGAGGGTGTGTCCCGATTGTCTTGATAAAAAAGACCCATGGCGTTTACCGCCGCTTCAGCCCGATGCCATAGCATTGAAATATCCGCGTCCCGATACCCCATTAGTTGCAGGTGACATCAGTTACCCAGACATAACCGTTCCATAGGAGATAAAAAATGCGTCCAGTAGTAGTAACACAAACAGGTACAGGAACTAGTCCGGTTATTATCACAGATTATATTCAGACCCCGTTTAATGCGTCAATCAGCACAGTGGTTACGGGTACCGTAACTTATACCATTCAGCATACTTTTGATGATGTGTACGCAGCTAATTACAATCCGGCAACGGGTAATTGGTACAACCATGACAATACAGACATGGTGAATGCTACATCAAATCAAAATGACAATTTCGCTTATCCAATTAGAGGCTGCCGCATCAATCAAACTGCTGGCAGTGGTTCTACGCAATTAACCTATATTCAGGGATTGGGCGAATAATGGCAGTTTCTTATGGAACAGGGGTCAGTGGGCCACCTGGAGTTAGTACAGGGGGGGGAAATACACCTCCATTGGTATCAGGAAGTTATGTCGCTGAAGATGGTTCTACATTTTACGTGGCAGAGAATGGAACAGATAATTACGTAACGGAAAGTTAAAACTCATGGCAAATGTAAAACTTAGTCAAATCGCTAGTGGCGGAGCTATAAACGTTTCAACCGACACGTTGGTTGCTGTTAGAAGCGGCACTACAGATGTGTTGGTAACGCCGAATGCTGGCACAGTAACCAGTGCTTCCGTTGTTTCGGCTAATGGTTTTGCTGGTACAGTAGCCACCTCAACTTCAACTCCGGCAATTACACTTACCACTTCTGTTACTGGTGTATTAAAAGGCAACGGCACTGCTATATCTGCCGCAACTGCCGGAACTGATTATCAGGCACCTATCACACTTACCACGACGGGTACAAGTGGAGCAGCTACTTTTACCAGTAATACGCTTAATATACCTCAATATAGTGGTGGTGGTTCTTCCGCTTTTAATAGCCTTACATCTGGCACAAATACAACTGCGGCAATGATTGTTGGAAGTGGTGCTACTCTTGCGGCTTCTGGTTCAGGCACTATTGCGGCTACGTCTGTTGTTGGAGAAACATTTCCTGCAAGCGGTTTGATTGTCGGCACTACCGATACGCAAACATTATCAAATAAAACTTTGGTTGCGCCCGCGCTTGGAACCCCTGCATCTGGCGTGGCGACTAATCTCACGGGAACCGCAAGCGGCCTCACTTCCGGTATTACAAATGCTCTGGCTTCAGCAACGACAACGGTAAATGTATCTTCGGCAACCGCTCCTACAAATGGTCAGGTTCTTACCGCTACAAGTGGAACCGCTGCAACGTGGCAGACACCTTCAGGCGGAGGTGGCGGCCTAACATTCAGCAATGTTACGGGCACTACGCAAGCAATGGCTGTCGGTAATGGATATGTAGCAAATAATGCAGCATTAGTCACATTAACGCT